GTGTCTCTTACATTGCCTGATGTAAACACACGCAAAGGCACAGTGTTGGCATTTGATTCAGTTACAGGTGCGGTAGTAGCTGGGCCACAAACAGGCAATGTCAATACTATTGCGGCTATAGCAACAGACATCGCAAACTTGGCTGACATTGAAGATGGCACAATAGCGACAGACGCTATTTCTGACCTTGCCGCAATATCTTCTGCTGTTGTTGGTGTCAATACTATTTCATCTGCTGTTACTGGCGTTAACTCAATATCAGCGGCAATTACCGCAGTTAACAATGACGCATCAGATATCGGTACAGTATCAACAAACATCGCATCTGTTAACACAGTAGCCACAAACATAACTGATGTTATTACAGTAGCGAATGATTTGAATGAAGCAATATCAGAGATTGAAACAGCCGCCGATGATTTAAATTTGGTTTCATCAAACATTGAAACAGTGGCAACAAGCATTGCTAACGTAAATACTGTTGGTAACGACATTAGTGGCTCGAACACTATTGGTACGGTAGCTGGTGCGATTGCTAATGTGAACACAGCGGCAACAAACATCTCTGGTATTAACACTGCCGCTTCTTCTATATCTGCTATCAATGACTTTAATGACATTTTCTTTGCTGGCTCAACTGCACCATCATCACCAAGCGCTGGTGATTTATGGTATGATACAGCGAGCTCAAAGCTAAAGGTGTATGTTGCGGGTTCAGGCTTTCAAGAAGCTGGCGCGTATCTTGAGGGTTTGACAACTACTCATGTATTTACAGCTACAGCGGCGCAAACAACTTTTACAACTGATGATGCCAGCAATACCATGAACATCTATGCTAATGGTAATACTTTGGTATTTTTAAATGGTGTCCGTTTGGTTGGGGGTTCAAGTTCAACAAACGATTATTATATAAGCGGCAATAATGTGGTCTTGAACACAGGCGCGAGTGCTGGCGATGTAATATATGTTGAAGTGTTTACCAAGATTTCTCTTACACAAGAAACTAGTTTAAACAATCTTGTTTCACAAGCGCAGACATCAGCCACAAATGCGGCAACCAGCGAAACAAATGCCGCAACCAGCGCATCTAATGCCTCTACTTCTGAAACAAATGCGGCTTCTTCAGCCTCGTCTGCATCAACTTCTGCGGCAACCGCGACCACTCAAGCATCTGCATCCTCAACATCTGCTTCAAATGCAGCCACTTCTGAAACAAATGCGGCTTCATCAGCGACAGCGGCGGCAACATCTGCCACTCAAGCGGCATCTTCTGCTGGTGGGGGAACACTAAAGATAAGCAGTAATGATACAACAGCAGATGTTTTGGAAAACAAACTCGTAGCTGGTACTGGCGTTACCTTTACCAAAAATAATTCAGGCGCGAATGAAACAATATCAGTAGCGGTTAATCCATTCTCTTTAACAGAAAGTAATGCCACGGCTACTGCCGCACAAACAACATTCAGCGTTACTTACACAGCTGGCTTAATACAAGTATTTATGAATGGTGTTAAATTAATTGCTGGTTCTGATTTTACAGCTACCAATGGTGCATCTGTTGTTTTGTCAAGCGGTGCGGCGGCTGGTGATGTACTTGAGTTCGTAGTCTTTGGATAGGAGTAGATAATGACAAAGGCAAGACAAATGGCTGACCTCATCGATAATAACGGTGATGTTAAATTAGCCAACTTAGATAATGTAGCCGCATTCCCTACAAATTGGGATGCAACTCTTGATGGTTCAGACATGGTGTTTAGATACAACAGCACTGAAGTTTTCAAGATTACAACTGGTGGTGCAGTTATTGCACTAGATGATATAACAGCTTTTGGAACTCCATAATGGCTATTGCGGCATCAGGTGCAGTAAGTTTTTCCGACCTACGTTCTGAATTTGTAGGCGGTTCTTCTGCTATATCTTATTCAGATTTGTATCGTGGCGGCTCAAACATACGAGCTAAAGCCGCAAACAATACTAGTGTAAACTTAGCCGCATCTGTTCCAACAAGCGGCGCAATAAACATGACTAATTTTAGAAGCCAGGCTAAAGGATTTAGGTTTACTTTTTCTGCTACAGCTACAGACCAAAATGCATCAGCTTTATTTGGTTCTGACTATGGCGTTAACTACCCTAAAGAAATTGTTATTGATAGTGGGGTAGAGCTTGGTGCAACCAGTACATCAGAGGAAGCGTTAGAGATTGATACTGGTGGTGTAGGTACAATTACAGTTACCAACAATGGCACATTGTCTGGTGCTGGCGGTGGTGTTGGTGCGGCTGGTGGTGACGCATTTGAAGCGGCAGTAAACTGTGCTTTTGTTAACAACGGTACTGTTCGTGCTGGTGGTGGTGGTGGTGGTACTGGAGGTAACGGTTCTTATTCTAGCACTGTTCCATCTGGCGGTGGTCGTTGTTGGGATGCAAGCACTAATCAAGCCAACGCTAATTCATCTTGCGTACAACAAGGTAAGACTTATTGTAGAAGTGGTTCATACGGCGGCTGTGGTAGCGATAGAATGTCATGCTTTTATTGTTATACAACTTCGTATTATACCTCAAGCGGTGGCTCTGGCGGTGTAGGTGCTGGCTACAATCAATCTGTTGGCTCTGGTTCTAGTGGTGGTTCAAATGCTGGTACTGGTGGTGCTGGTGGTGCATTTGGTACATCTGGTTCTACAGGAACAAACGGAAACTCCAGTAACGGTTCTGCTGGTGGTTCGGCTGGCAAGTATTTGCGTGGTTTATCTTTCGTAACATTTACAAATAATGGCACAGCACAAGGAGGTACTGCATGACTCCTGATGAACGCTATGAAATATGCAAATCATGTGATTGGTTTCGCTCTAGTATAAGGCAGTGTAAAAAATGCGGTTGCTTTATGTTTGCTAAAACAAAAATATTAAATGCAAAATGCCCTATAAGGAAATGGTAAAATGCAATACACAATAGCAGAAATTAATAACGACATAGCTAAGATACAGTTTAGTGATGGCACATGGACGTTTGTTGAGCTTCGCTCTGATATGACAGAAGCAGAGCTTGATGACCTTGTGTTAACTATTACGCCACCTCACCTCAAAAATGGCGAAGGCACACCAACTTTTTTAAGTGAAGGCTCTACAAGAACAGCAACAAAAATTACTTATGATGAGCCAGACCCAAACCCTGCATGGTTAGATGCTCGTATTGAAGCTTATGGTTCAGTAACCAGCCAGCTTGAATACATTACAGAAAATGGTTTAGCGGCATGGCAAGCTCATGTAGCGCAGATTAAAGCTGATAATCCGAAGAGCTAACAATGAACCAGAACGATATTCCAATTGTAGCTGGTGGCCTGACTGCTCCATGGTGGTTGGGCGCACTCAATGAATGGCTGGGTTTGGTAGCTGTCGTTCTTACTATTGCTATGTTAGTTCGTAATCTTCTTAAAAAATAAAATGTGCGTTTCGTACTGCATCTGTGCAGTCTAATGTGTTGCTATGTTACAGGCATTGATAGCTCCAATAGCCAACATTGCTGGCTCATGGATAGAATCCAAAGTTGAAACACAGCGAGCTAAGACTGCTGTTGCCAAGCGTGTTGCCGCTGGTGAACAAGAATGGAATCTTGAGCAGGCTCGTAATTCAAACACAAGCGTGAAAGATGAGTGGCTTACAATATTAGTAAGCATTCCATTAATCTTAGCATTTACTGGTAATGAAGATGTCGTTGAACGTGGCTTTGCCGCGCTCGAAACTATGCCAGATTTTTATAAGACTGCGGTTGGTGTTGTATTCGCGGCTTCATTTGGCGTTCAACAATTGACTAAGATGTTTAAGAAATGAACCAATCAAAATTTTTAGACCTTGTTGCTAAACATGAAGGGCTACGCCTTGAGATGTATCACGATACAGTGGGCGTGCCGACCATTGGATATGGTCATAATATGTTGCAGCCGATTTCAGCACAGGCGGCAATGTGTATTTTAGAAGATGATGTTGAGATTGTATTTCAAGAATTAGATGAGCGCATGGAATGGTGGACAGACTTGCCAGAGCCAGCGCAGATGGTTGTAGCCTCAATGGTGTTCAACATGGGCTGGCCACGCTTTAGTCGTTTTAAGAAATTTATTGCGGCATTAGAAGATAGAGCATGGGATAAAGCGGCTTATGAGATGGAAGATTCTTTGTGGTTTCAGCAGGTAGGAAATCGTGGGAGGGAACTACGAGCTATGATGTTGGAATGCAATGGCGAAGCTGAGCAATGAAGAAGTCTTAAAGTA